TATGTATGCGAACCAGGCGGCAAACATCGGGTTCGGCACATCATCCGCCGTCAATGCCGGTCGGCATATTCCGTTTCGCCTCTCGCTCGACTATCAGAAGCTAGTTTTCATGTATCGCGGTAGTTGGGTCATCCGCGCCGTGGTGGACACGAAGCCGCAAGATCAAAATAAGGCGTTCCCCACTCTTCTGACGCAGGTAACGCCAGAGGATATATCAGATTTCAATAAGGTTATTGCTGAGACTTGCACATTGCAGAAGTTCATCGAAGGGCGCAAGTGGGGCCGTCTATTCGGTGGTGCGCTGGGCGTCATCATCATCGACGGCGACAACGATCTATCGAAGCCACTCATCCTCGAAAACGTGCAGCCGGACAGCTATAAGGGCATGATCGTGGTTGACCGATGGAGCGGCATGTCGCCCTCGTCTGACCTCATCACCGACCGCAATAGACCGTCAGAGTACGGACTTCCTGTTTCCTATCAGATTTACACGGAAGCATCCGAATCGCTGAAAGTGCATCATTCCCGATGCTTGCGATTCGTTGGGCGTGACCTACCTTTGTTCGAGCGCCAGATCGAGCAATACTGGGGGATGAGTGAAATCGAGTGCATCCTCGACGAACTGCAACGCTACGACTTTGGCATGGCGGGAGTTGCCGATCTCATCTCTCGCGCTAATGTCATGGTGTTTCAGAACGATATGCTGAATCAGATGTTATCGGGCCTGAATCTGACACAGCAACAGATGGCCGATTACGCAGCGCGGATGCAGGCAGTGTCGGAGACGATTTCCACGAATGGTTTGCTTGCACTGGGGGAGAACGAGCAGCTATTCACGCACCAGTACGCATTCGGTGGGTTATCCGATGTGATGAAGATGCAGATGACGGCTTTGTGTGGGGCTGCTGGGTATCCATTCTCTCGTCTGTTCGGCGATACGCAGACCGGGCTTGGGCAGTCGAACGAAGGCGACCTGCAAAACTACTACGACACATGCGACCAGGAGAGACGACAGAAGGATCGCCCGCTATTCGACAAACTCATCCCGATCATCTGCATGTCAACATGGGGTGAGGTTCCCGACGATCTGGACTATGCGTTTGCCCCGATTCGCACGATGAACTCGAAAGAGAAGGCAGACTTGGCGAAGGTGCAAAGCGAGTCCATCACCGGCTACTACAACGCTGGGCTGCTTGGCCGTAAGACGAGTCTCCGCGAAATCAAGACGACCTCGCAAGAGACGGGGCTGGGTACGAATGTCACAGATGAGATGATCGAGTCGGCGGACGATGAGGTTCAAGTGCCGCTAGAGATTGAGCAGGAAGAGGCCCGCGCCGGGACTGAGGAGTTTGGGGAAGGTAAGAACGGCGTAGAGGTTGAGAAGAAGATGCCGGACAAAGGTGGCACGAAGGATTCATGGTGGAAGCGAGGCAAGTAGATGCCTGACTTCCATCGTCCCCGCCGCATCGAAGACCAATACCGCTATGCCCTCGACAACCTCATGCGGTCATGGCTGCATCTCCCGCGAACGCCTGATCTCGATTCCATCCTTGCTTATCTCAACAACGGGGGCGGCGTAGCGGTCACAGAGGCTGCACAGCGCATCGCAAGGGGTATGGTGACGGCATTGGCTGTCCAGAACGCGCAAAGCTGGCGTGAGGCCGCTGGGAAGTCAACGCAGGGCAAGCGGATATTCGACCTCCTGCGCACGGAGATGGATGGGCCGGTCGGGATTGTTATGCGAGGGATGGTGGCGCATCACGCCTTGCTCATCCGCACTATGCCCCAGAACATCGCTCAGGACATTGCTTCCCAGATTGCAACGCGCCAGATGCGGGGTGAGCGGGCGGAGACGATAGCGGCGAGCATCTATGAGCGCATCCCTGAGATCACGGCAAGCCGAATTGCGATGCTGGCGCGGACAGAGGTAGGCAGCACTGCGACGGCCATCTCGCGGGCGCGGTCTGAGAATCTAGGGTTGCCCTGTTATGAGTGGCTTTCGTCTGAGGATGTGCGCGTTCGGCCTTCGCACCGCAAGATGGATCATGTTCTTGTGCTGTGGAGCGATCCGCCAGCGCCGGAGATGCTGGCACACGTCAAGTCTCGTCTGGGGCATTATCACGCTGGGCAAGCCCCTGGATGCAGGTGCGACGCCAATGTCATCGTTGACCTCGATCAAGTCGATTGGCCGCACAAGTGCTACTCTCGCGGCTCGATCATCCGCATGGGCCGCGCACGGTTTCTGAAGCTAATCCACGCATGAAAGGATAGCGGGCATAGACCCAGAGCAAGGATGCGGCCTCTACGGGGGCCGTTTTCTTTTTGGGAATTATATACTTGACTCCCTTCGCTATGATGAGCGATTTAGACGCTTCACACCGGCACAGTTTGGTGAGTGGTATGACCAAGAGCGTGGACGTAAGGAAGTAAAGACAGCAGCAAAAACCAAAGGAGCTAAATACTAGATGGCAAACTCACTTCCCAAGGTGATTCTTACGCACGGTGAATGCTTGGCAGAGATGGCTGAGATACCGGACAACTATGTGGACATGGTGATGTGTGACCTGCCTTATGGCACCACACAGAATAAGTGGGACAGCATCATTGACCTCACCCAGCTATGGAAGCAGTACAAGCGTATCTGTAAGCCCACGGCAGCTATCGTGCTGACCGCTGCGCAGCCATTCACATCGGTGTTGGTGTGCAGCAACCTACGTGACTTCAAGTACCAATGGGTCTGGCAGAAAGAGGCTGGCACAGGGCTGCTAAATGCGAAGAAGCAGCCACTCCGTGATTATGAGGATGTGCTGGTCTTCTACTCAAAGCAGAGCATCTACAATGCCCAGATGACGGTGGGTAAGCCCTATACATGCAAGAAGGGTGGGGAGACATCCAACTACAATCCATCAGGCAGTGTGGTCACTGTGAATGAAGGCACCCGCTGCCCAAAGACTGTGCTGCAATTCGCGCGTGACCGCTCTAAGGTTCACCCCACCCAGAAGCCGGTGGCTCTGATGGAGTACATGATAAAGACCTACACGGACCCCGGCATGATGGTGCTGGACAACTGTATGGGCTCTGGCACTACGGGTGTAGCGTGCGTCAACACCGGCCGGAGCTTCATAGGCATTGAGCAGGATGCTGCGTACTTCAAGATTGCCAGCGAGCGCATCGCTGCTGCACAGAAAGCCAAGCGATGAAGCCGGGGAGTCAAGTATATAAATCCCTTCTTTTTGCGCTTGACAGAGAGTACGGGATGGGGTACGGTAACGGAATGCGTAAACACGGCATCCCCATCACAATCCGCATCGACGAATCCTGTCTCGCCATCGCAACTAAGTTGGCGAAGAAACAGGGTACGACGATACGCGGCTATCTGCGCGGAACGCTTGAGACTGCGCTGCGGGGTAACGCGATCTTCGTTCACAACGTAACGCCGAAACAGGCGCAAGAGCTATCGGCGGAGTTTGAGCGCATCTTCGGCGGATCGGGAAGGATCACGGAGGCGAAGTGAAACCCATCCCCCTACTCATCCTTAGTGATTCTGTGACCTCTACCTCTGGACTCGGGCGCATCGCGCGCGACCTGGCGACGCGCATCCATGAGACGATGCAAGACACGTTCCGCGTGGCGACAATCGGCTATGGCGGCACGGGATCATGCAAGCTGGGATTTCAGCAATACTTCATCCATGAGATCAATCAGTGGGTCGTCAAGGAACTGCCCGCCGCATGGAAGGACTTTGCAGGGGATGAGCATGGAATCCTGCTAGTCATTTGGGATGCGTCCCGCCTGCTATGGCTATCGCAGCCGGAACAATACTGCCAGATTCCGGCCCTGCGTGAGTTCCTGATGAGCAAGCCGTTTGATATCTGGACATACTCGGCAATCGACGCAGAGGGGCCAAACGGAAAGCTGTCGGCTGCGCTCAAGATCGTGCTGGAAGGCTTCGACCGCGTACTCGCCTATAGCGAATGGTCTGCGCGGATTGTGGAGCGAACGCTTGGCGACGGACAGACAATCGACGCTCTCCCGCATGGCATAGATACCGCCGTCTTCTACCCTCGGATGAGAGACAAGGCGAGACGTAAGTTCGGAGAGATATTGTTTGGGCAGAAGTTCTCTCTCGACGAAGATAAGTTCCTGATCGGCATTGTAGCCACGAATCAGCCTAGAAAAGACTGGGCAACAGGCATAAAAGCCGTAGCTGAACTGGCAAAAACCGAAGATGTGTTGCTCTGGATTCACACGGACACGATGGAGCGGGCGAACGGCTGGTCTATCTCGACGTTGCTCCATGACTACGGCATCAACACGCGGACGATCATCACGCAAGGCAACCTGAGCGATGAACAGATGGCTTGGGCATACTCGGCTTGCGATGTGACTTTCGGGATCGGGCTGGGTGAGGGCTGGGGTCTTCCTCTGGCGGAATCGCTATCCTGTGGAACACCATGCATCCATGGCAATTATGCTGGGGGAGCAGAGTTTGTTCCCAAAGAATTTCTCATTGAACCTGTAGCGTTTCGTATGGAGGGACAATTCGCTTCCGTGCGTCCAGTGTTTAGAGTAGAGGATTGGGTTGCAGCAGCTTTACGAGTTAGGGGAGTCAGTGCGAAAATCCCGGCGTACATAGATTGGAAGAATTGTTGGCCAAAGTGGGCCACATGGCTGAAGGGTGGTGCGAAATGAAAACCGCCGCATTGATGCTCTGCTACAACCAAACGCCTGAGCAGTTGGAGTTGACGAAGGACGCGCTGGCATCGCTGCTTTACCAGGATGCGCCGTCTGACATATTCGTCGTCGATAACGGTTCGACCGATGGAGAGACGTGGAAGTTGCTCGATTCGATGAGGGAATCTGGACTGAAAATATTTAGGAATCCATATAATGTGTCTCCCATCATG